AGAAGTAGAGAACTCTGCTCGTATTAGTTATGGAGAAGGAACAAGAAAGGTAAATCAAACGCGGAACCTTATCCGTTACCTAATGAGACACCAACATACCTCACCCTTTGAGATGTGTGAAGTCAAGTTCCATTTGAAATTACCAATTTTCATTATGAGACAACTCGTAAGACACAGGACGGCAAACCTAAACGAGTATTCTGGCCGTTACTCAGTGATGAGTAATGAATTTTATCTGCCTGAGGGTGATTACCTCGCCAAACAATCCACAACAAATAACCAAGGTAGAGAAGATGAAGTTCTACCGAACAAAGGTTCACTGCAATTTGAATTCAATAGGATTTATGACAATGCTACTATCGCATATCAAGTCCTATTAGAAGAAGATCTTTCCAGAGAATTGGCGAGAGCGGTGTTACCTGTTGCTAATTACACTGAATGTATATGGAAGATTGATTTACATAATTTCTTTCATTTTGTAAAATTGAGAGCTGATAGTCATGCTCAAAGAGAAATTAGAGATTATGCAGATGCAATGTATGAATTGGTGAAACCCAATTTCCCTATTTGTTGTGAAGCATTTGAAGATTATAGACAAGACGCAGTAACATTCTCAAAACAGGAGATGGAAATTATCAAGGACAATATAGATGGTAGTTGGACTATGAATAAGTACAATCTATCGGAACGAGAATCAAAAGAATTTATAGAAAAATTAAAAAAAGGAGAGACAGAATGAGACTACCAACAATTTATCAAGAATACATCCACCTATCCAGATACGCTAGATGGGATTACAGTCAAGGAAGGCGAGAAACATGGGATGAGACAGTTGGTAGATATTTTACTTTTTTTACAGAACACTTACAAGAGAAACATGATTACAAATTAGAGAACGGAGAACGAACAGAGTTAGAAAACGCAGTTAAGAACCTTCAAGTTATGCCATCAATGAGATGTCTTATGACTGCGGGGCCAGCTCTCAAGAAAGAAAATGTAGCAGGATATAATTGTTCTTATGCTAAGGTAGATAGTCCAAGATCGTTTGATGAAATCCTTTATGTATTGATGAATGGCACAGGAGTAGGATTTTCTGTAGAAGAAGAACACACCAATCAACTACCAGTAGTACCAGATGAACTATATGATACCGATACTCTTATTGTTGTTGCAGATTCAAAGTTAGGATGGGCAAAGGCATTTAAAGAATTGATATCACTGTTATATGGTGGTCATATTCCAAAGTGGGATGTATCTAAGGTAAGAGAAGCCGGTGCACCCCTCAAGACCTTTGGTGGACGGGCTTCTGGCCCAGCACCATTGGTAGATTTGTTTAAATTTACAATAAATACTTTTAAGAACGCTTTAGGTAGGAAATTAAAACCAGTAGAATGTCATGACATTGTATGTAAGACTGCAGAAATTGTGGTTGTAGGTGGTGTCCGTAGATCTGCTCTTATTAGTCTATCTAATCTTAATGATCGTGAGATGCGTTTCGCCAAGCATGGTGATTGGTATAATCACAACGTCCAAAGAGCCCTTGCGAACAACTCAGTCAACTACAAAGAAAAACCAGACGTTGGCACTTTTATGCGAGAGTGGTTATCCCTCTATGACTCCAAGTCAGGAGAAAGAGGAATTTATAATGGTATGTCAGCCAAAAACACAGTTGAACAATTAAATGAGAGGTACAAAGATGGAGATGGAGGATTTATTACTAGAAGAGTTGCCAGAGAGGACTTTGGTACAAATCCATGCAGCGAGATCATTTTACGGTCACGAGAATTCTGCAACCTGTCGGAGTGCGTTGTCAGACGAGAGGACACTCGCGAATCTCTCAAAGAAAAAGTTAGAACTGCGGCTATCCTTGGAACATTTCAATCTACCCTTACCGAGTTCAAATATCTTTCAAGAGAGTGGAAAAAGAATTGTGACGAGGAACGATTATTGGGAGTATCACTTACAGGAATAATGGATAGTCCTCTTACAAATGGATCTAAAAAGGGATTAGATACCCTGTTAGAAGAACTTAGAGATATCGCCTATGAAACGAATAAAGAATGGTCTGAAAAACTCGGAATCCCCACTAGTGCAGCCATTACTTGTGTCAAACCTAGTGGTACTGTTTCTCAGCTTGTTGATTCTGCTTCTGGTATTCATGCCAGGCATAATCCTTTTTATATCCGTACTGTAAGGGCGGACAATAAAGATCCTCTGTGTAAACTCATGCAAGATATGGGATTTCCAAATGAGGTAGATGTGACAAAACCAGAACATACGACAGTTTTTTCGTTTCCAATGAAAACTCCAAAAGGAGCAATATGTCGTATGGATATGACTGCATTGGAACAATTAGAACTATGGAAAGTTTATGCAACGAGTTGGTGTGAACATAAACCATCTGTTACAATCTCCGTAAAGGAGGATGAGTGGGTTGAAGTAGCAGCTTGGGTGTATGAACATTTTGATTCTATTAGTGGTATATCATTTCTTCCATTTAGTGAGCATGTATATCGTCAGGCACCATATCAAGATTGTACAGAGGAAGAGTATAAAGAAGCCTTAAAGACGATGCCTAAAAATGTGGATTGGGCAGAGCTATCAAAATACGAATCACAAGACTATACCATAGCAAGTCAAGAGTTGGCATGTACGGCAGGGGGTTGTGAAATAATTTAACAAGGACTAGATGAAACATACATTAATCATCATCATATTTACAATATTATTCACAGGTTGTACAATAAACATGGCACCATCGCAGGAACTAGTGGAGAAGAAAGTTCCTGCTCAAATAGAGATGAGGCCCACAGATGAACGTAGACATGCACCTTGGCCACAAGAAGAAAAAGAATATTGGTACGCGAGGTACTTCCATACAATGGCGAGCCACCCAGGCATTCAACAACGGATAAGACCAGAAGTTGTATTTGCAATAGTCAAGTGTACTATGAACAAATACGAAGAGGATCATTCGTGGGAATGGTTCCGTAAGAATCTAGCGGATGTACAAATACTCACACAAAAAAATACTGACTATGTATACGTTGTCACTAGAGCTTGTGCAGATACAGAGAAGGCTAAAGAGCATAAACCACAAAGTATGGGAATTACTATTTAACTTAAATGAAGGAAAATTGATGTCAATAAAAATTAAGATACATGAAGATGACTATATACTTTATGAAACATTGTGTGATTACTGCGATGAAGAGTATATAATAAAGTATATATTGAAAGACAGTGGAAAGAAACCTTCCATTGAAGCTTGTCCTTTCTGTAGTAATCCAATCGAAGAACCTACAGAAAGTGAACATTATGATGAGGATAGCTGGGATTGATTATTCACTAACATCGCCTGCAATATGTGTATGGAGAGGAACCGATGATAATAGACTGTTTAACTTTAATATGTGTGATGTATATTATTTGGAAACTGCACAACGACTCAAACGGGCCACCCCACATGAGATTTTAAATTTACACGCAGACATATATCCAGAATGGGAAACGGAGGAACAGAGACATGACCTACTATCGGATTGGGCTATGAGTATAGTAAAAGGATGCACAGTATTCATAGAGGGATATGCATTTGCCACTTCAGGTAAATCTCATGTTCGTTCCGTTGCTGAAAATTCTGGATTACTTAAACATAAGATGTATAAAGGACACCAGACTGTTACATCTGTACCCCCCACAGTTATTAAAAAGTATGCCACAGATAAGGGTAATGCGAATAAAGAATTGATGTATGATGCATTTTCTAAACAGTGTGTTGCACCAGTAGAACTACAAAAAACCCTTAGACCAAAATCAAACAAACTAACGAATCCTACAACTGATATTGTAGATGCTTATTGGATATGTAAATATGGTTGGAAGGAATCTATTGTATAGGAGAATTCATGGCTAAAAGTCTTTCTGAACTTATAGATGTACATGAAAGAAAACACGGTAAAAGAGAACGCCTGTCTAAACTTCCCACAATGGAAAGTTTGAGGGTTAATGAACAGAAAAGAAAAAAACAGAAGAGAGATTGGTATCACAGAAATAAAGAAGCAGTCTTAACACAACAAAGGCGGAGTGAAAAGAAAAAGAAGAGTCAAAAAGAATGGTATGCAAACAATAAAGAGATGTGTATAGCCAAATCTAAAAAGTGGAATGAGAATAACCCTTCAGCAAGGAAGCTAATAATGGAAAGACATAAAACCAAGAATAACCCAAAAGGAGTATGGTCAAATGGAAGTTGAACTTGATAATGAGGTAAG